TACATAAATTTTCATTAACGCCCGACCTCACAGACGAGAATTTCGGCAATAACCTTTCCGGCGTTGCTATAAGATACAAGCTTTTGGGGTTTGAACAGCATGTTAAGAATAAGGAACGGTTTTTAGTTCTTGGACTTAAAGAAAGATTTGACCTATATGTCCATTATTTATCTTTACTAAGCCGTATGAGTGTAGTAAGTTCGGGAGATGTTGACTTTATCTTCAATCGAAATCTTCCTGAGAATAATTTGGAGCTGGCACAGACGATTAATTATCTGCGCGGTCTTGTATCTGATGAAACACTGCTTGAGCAGCTTGATTTTGTGTCCGATTCAGCGGAAGAAATGGAGCTTGTGGAAAAGCAGGAGGAAAGCCGCGTAGAGCGCGAGATAAAGCGCGAGGAACTTTACAGAAAGAGCACGGGCGCGGATTATACAGCGCTTGAAGATTTAACTGATGAGAAGTGCTGATTATTGGCTGAGAGTTGCGCTAATGCGCGAACTTGATGCACACAACCGCGGAGCATACACAATACAAGAGCTTAGGCGTATGTATGACAGTATCATAAAAGATATCGACAAAGAAATAAAAAAGATATTCAACACATACAAAAATGGTGTACAAATCACAGCCGAGGAAGCCGAACAGCTTATTAATAAAGCGGCGCAGAACCAAATAGCAGATAGGCTGTCTGAAATATTAAAAGACACGGAAGATCCAAAACAGCGGCTTGAACTTATGCGCAAGATACACGCGCAGGCATACGGGGCAAGAATTAGCCGTTTAGAAGCGGTTAAGCTTAATGTATATGCTTATTTCAAAGAAAAGGCACTAACGGAGATAGAGAAAACTAAGACTTTATACAATACGGTTATAGAAGAAAGCTATTACAGAACCGTTCACGACATAGCAAAAGGCTGTAATGTAGGTGTATACTTTTCTCTTATACCTAAGCGCGCAGTTAATGAAATGCTTGGGAGTAAGTGGCATGGCGAACAATTTAGCGATAGAGTGTGGAATAACACGGCAAAGGTCGCTGAACAGTCGCAGAAGATAATTACAGAAGGGATAATGAGCCATGCGGGATATACGCAAATGGCTGCCCGGCTTGCTGAGATAATGGAAACATCAAAGTATAACGCGCAGAGGCTGGTTAATACGCAGGTCAGTTATTTCATGAACATGGCTGAATTGAGGGCTTATGAAGAATTAGGAATAGAACAATACAAATATCTTGCAACGCTTGATGAGAGGACGTGTGAAAGCTGTTCGCCGCTTGATAATAAGATATTTAAAGTCAGTGAGGCGGTAGGTGGCGTAAATTATCCGCCTATGCACCCGCATTGCAGATGTACAACAACAATGCCGACAGACTATGCAAGACGCTGGGCGCGCGACCCTCTGACAGGCAAGGGCTATAAAATAAAGGGTATGAGTTACAATGAATGGATTGAGAGCCTGACAGACAAGCAAAAAGAGGCGTTTGACAAACATGTTGTTATGTATAGAAACCGAGGCGGCGACAAGAAACAATATGTGAGATATACTGAGGTGTTGGGAAAGAAGAATGTCCCTAAAACATTTGACGAATTCCAAAATATAAAGTATAATTATACCAATCAATGGGACGACTTAAAATATTATGCTCGTAATATCAATGGAAGACCGATTGAATATGTAAAGATAGACAGAGAACTTGAAAAGGCTGGTATTAAAAACAAGGGGAAAGCATATCCGGTAGAAGACATTAAAATTAACGGCTGGCGAGTTCATGCAGAAAACAGAATTAAACAAAGCGGAATTTCAAAAGCTGAGGCACTTACATATAAAAAGAACGCTATAGCAATAATGAAAAGGTACCCGGAACCAAATACTTTGTGTGATTATTATAGTAGCAGTGGCGTAATAGGTGTTAAGTCTTATAGTGGAATAGTTCAGACTGTTATTAGTAAAGATAGAATGATGAACGATACACTTGTAGTTATAGAGGTGATGAAAAAATGGCTGAAATAGTAGATGACGTTAATTGTCCAATGTTGAATAAAGTAATAGAACTAGGTTATTGTGTTGAATTGCAGTGGATTGTTGACGGCGGAGTAAAACCAACAAAGGATGAAAAGTTTTTAACCCAAAAGCATTATGAAATTTGCAGAAATTGTAAAAAGAGAATAGACCCTAGCTTATAGTAGTGGTTCACAAGATATTATAAGTTAATGTTATTATGAAATATAATGAGGTGATTGAAATGAAAGCGGTAAAAAGTAAAAATAACAGTAATAATCTGGTAATACCTAACTTTAAAAGAGAAGCGGAAGAACCTGTCTTTGAGAAAATAAAAGCGGAATTTATAAAAAATCCGAAAATAACGGTTGAACGAGAAATTAACGGACCTTTTCAAGATATAATTGAATCTAAATGTAATGATGATGAAGTAACCTTATGTTATGATTATCAATTCGGGCTGTGTCCTATTAGATGTACTGAAAACAATGTTGATATAATTATGAATATTATAAATGACGTTATGGATTAGCACCTTTGCAAATGCAGGGTGCTTTTATTATACCAAAAATGAGGTGATGACATGAGGTCAAGAGACCCAACAAATTAATTAAAATAAAGATGATGAGCGGAGACGCTCTTTTTTTATACCCAAAATTGAAAGGAGGATTTTAAATGGCAGAAAATGCAAAACAGACAGGCGGCGCTATGGTAACACCCCAAACAGGACAAAATGTTGCAGACCTGGCAACGCCGACCGGACCTACAGCGCCGGCCGCAGGGACGGCTGTCAACGCGGGCGGCACCGATGACGTTCAATCCAAAATTGATGAAGCGTTAAAGGCGGCGCGCAAGAAGTGGGATGCAGAGCTTGAAACAAGGTTGTCGGAAGCAATAAGCGAAAGTGAACGTCTTGCCAAGCTGAACGCGGACGAACGAGCAGAAGCCGAGCGGCAAAAGGAACAGGAAAAATTTGAGAAAGAACGCGCGAAATATGAGCGTGAAAAGCTTGAATTTGAAACGGGTAAATCACTTATGGACAAAGGACTTTCGCCTCAATTCGCTTCATTTTTGGCGCAGGACAACGCCGAAACCACAAAGGCGAATATAGACGCGTTTGAAAAGGCGTTTAACGAAGAGGTGCAAGCTGCGGTTGTCGATAAGCTGAAAGGAACTGTCCCAAAGGCGGGGACAGACAAAGCCGCTGCAATAACGCAAGAGGCTTTTAACAAAATGAGTTATGCAGAGCGCGTCAAGCTGTATAACGAGGACAAAGAAACTTATGAAAAATTAACAGGAGGTAATCAATAATGGCAACAGGAACAACGAAGCTTGAAAACATGGTAAATCCCGAGGTTATGGCGCCTATGGTATCGGCAAAGCTTGAGGCAGCTATGAAGTTTGCCCCGCTTGCGACCATTGACAGAACATTGCAGGGAAAGCCGGGCGATACCGTCACGCTTCCAAAGTATGCGTACATAGGTGACGCGGAGGACGTGGGCGAGGGCGAGGCTATTCCGATTGAGAAAATGGCGACATCGACCACCAAGGTAAGCGTTAAAAAGGCAGGCAAGGGCGTTGAGCTTACGGACGAGTCCGTTCTAAGCGGCTATGGCGACCCTATGGGCGAGGCGGTAAATCAGCTTGGGTTGTCAATAGCAAACAAGCTTGACAATGATGTGCTTGCTGTGCTTGATAATATCATATCCGCTATGACAGTCGGAGATGGCACGGCAACGCTGACTTCAAACTTTATAGCGGACGCACTCGTTAAATTCGGAGAGGACATAGACGGTGAAAAGGTTCTGCTTATCGCTCCGGCACAGCTGGCGGAGCTTAGAAAATCCGAGGACTGGATTAAAGCGACCGACATCGGCGCGGATATTATAATTAAGGGCACGGTCGGCATGATACACGGCTGTCAAGTTGTGCTTTCCAACAAGATTAAGGCGGAGAACGGCGCTTATACGAACTATATCGTTAAGCCCGGTGCGCTTGCGATTTACCTAAAGCGCGATACCGAGATTGAAAATGACAGAGATATTGTTAATAAAACCACGGTTATCACAGCCGACAAGCACTATACAACGCACATCGCGGACGACGCCAAGGCCATCAAGATTAGCGCAAAGGAGTAATACCCTATGGGAATGTTATTAAGCAGACACAGGAAAGCAAGAAAAGCCGTATCTGACGATAAGCCGAAGGCGGAGGTGAGAACCAATGTTAAACAAAGCGAACGCGCTAGAAACCGCAAAAATGCTTCTAGGGATAGAGGGGGACTGCAGGGATAACCTGCTGTCCTTTTTAATTGAGGATAACATAAATCTGATTTTAAACTATTGCAGAATATCAGATTTTCCGCAAGAGCTTGAAAGCCTTTTGCCGGTTATGACCGCCGACCGATATAGGCGCGCAAGCTATGGGCAGGAAAAAGCAGACAAGGTTGTGAAGTCGGAAACACAGGGCTCTGTAAGCAAAAGCTATGAGGACAGTACGGCTAACGACAGTCATTTTCTCAATAATTACCGCGAGAGATTAAAGCCGTTTATTAATCGTAAAGGGAGGGTTCCGAGTGATTTTGATGAACCTGAAAAAAACGATTGAGGTATACAGCGGCGCTGAACTTAAAGCTGAAATAACAGCAGATATTCAACCATACAGCGGAGGTCTAGCACAGGAAGAATACGGACTTGAAATTGAGACTGTAAAGCGTATTTACTGCGAGCCTTGTACATTTCTTGAAGAAGGCGCAAGGGTCGCTTTGAAAGGTGAAAATATAAGCTATACAGTAAAGTATTCCGAACATTGGGACGATTACACAATGGCTCTTTTAAACAAGCTGCCAACAGCCGTAAAAGATGAGAGCGTGAACGTTAACACGGGAGAGAACGGCGCAAGTGATATATACGGGGGTGGGTTTTATTGATTGATTTAATTCCACGGGTGAAAAAACTGCTCGAAAGTACAGGAATAACGGTTAAATATGGCACGGAGTTTCATTTTAACGCCGTGCCTGTTATTACGTTTAGAAAAGTGACAACTGACGAGGGCTTTCACGCCGATAACGCCGAGCAGTCACAAGTAAGCAAGTTTGCTGTGGATATTTGGAGTAATTCGCCCGTGCAGTTATCCAATATAGGAGTAAAAGTCAATGAGATAATGCAGTCGGACGGCTGGACAAGGACATACGATTGCGATGTGCCCCGGCAAAGCCCTGATGAATTATATCATTTGTCGCAGAGATATAAAAAAGAGGTATTTTTTTAAAATGAGGGGTGACAATGGGAATCAATATTGAAATTGATGGGCTTGATAATATATTGGACAACTTAGAAAATATATCATCTAAACTTGACGGCGCTGTACAAAACGGGGTGGCAAAGGGCGGCAAAGCTATACAAGCCCAGTGTAAAGCTGAGTGTCCTGTTGATACAGGAGAACTGAGAAACAGCATTGTAGAAGAAACAACAGGCGGTGGAGGAAAATATACATCTGAGATAGGACCCACGGTTGATTACGGTATATACGTCGAAATGGGTACAGGTATTTACGCCGGAGGACGACAAACGCCGTGGAGGTATCAGGACAGCAAAGGACAATGGCACACGACCAGGGGGCAGAGACCACAGCCGTACATGGAACCCGGTTTTGAAGCCGGGAAAGATGAAGCGGTTGAAATATTAACTAATGAAGTACAAAAAGCAATAAATTAATTTTAGGAGGTCATTAATTATGGCAGTAAAAGAAATAAATAAACCACATTCAAAAATTGGTGTATCAAATTATACCTTTTTCCCTATAACAGCTGATGATATAGCAACAGGGAAGACTACATACGGCGAGGCGGTGACATTGCCAGGCACGGTTGAAATCGCTCCAACAGATTCAGGTTCTACCTCAACATTTGACGCGGACAACGGAGCGTATGAAGTAGATTCATACGTTGAAAAAATGGGTCATGAAATTACAAACGCTGATATACCGCCCGAGGTTGACGCAATGTGGAGAGGTGCGGAACTTGTAGACAACGGCGTGGAGTTCAATAAAGACACAGCGGCAAAGGCTGAATATTTTGCTGTGGCTTGGGTGATTGAA